TCAATTTTGTTGATAATCTTTCTTTTCTAGTTTCTCTACCAAAGTTACGAGTGATATCATCTTTCCCCAATGGGTCTCTTCCAAATGCGTTTTCATCAGTTCCTTTATCACCTGTCATTGGAGGTCTTCCACCTTCTTTTCCATTTTCAGCACTCGTTTCAGATTTATCCTTTACCACTGGTTCACCTTCAGTAGGTTCTGCCATCATACCCTCTTCAGGTTGTTCTTGTGGTTGGTCAGTTCCCTGTTCATCTCCTCCCTGCTGTGGTTGCTCTTCATATGGGTCAACCCCATCATTTTCAATCTTTGTTAATCTATTCAAATCAAATGTATCGATTACAATATCTTCTTTATTTTCTGCAATTTCTTCATCCGATAATTTGAATATATTTTTATAAATCCAATCGTTTGAAATCATTTTTAGAGCCTTCATATCAGTTGCCAATCTAACTTTTTCAGTCCAAAGATTGATTTTCTCTTGCTCATAAATGGTAGATGGGTTAGTAAGTTCTAATTGAAAATCTACAACATCCATTCCATCAAACCCATTGGCAATTAAATGTGCAATAGCAACTTGAGTTAATTCGGATACTACAACTCTTTGAATTCTTTCAATAGTTCTAGCAAAACGAATATCTTCTGCCGCTAAGGTTGCTTTACCATTGATATCCTCTTCATATCCTAAGAAAGCCTTTGGAACTTTTAACGCTGCAAATAATTTAGCTTTTAAGTAATCAATATCTTCAATAGCTGAATATTGTAATCCACTCAATGTATCGATTTGAGTTCCACTATCACCACCTCTTACCGGCATAAAGAAGTCTTCGGTGATATTCATCATATTGTACTTAAGATTGTAATCCCCAGTCTTTTGATCCTGGAATGGAGTTTTCTTGATCTTATTGATAATTTTTTGCATATAGTTATCCACTTCTTGAGGAGGGATATTACCTATATCAATTTTGAATATTCTTTTCTCAGGTGCTCTCATAATACGATGTATCATCATCGCATCTTCCATCAAAGTAATTTGTTTCCACAATCTTCTACCATTTTCAATCATAGATTTACCATATGGTAAGTAGTTTGTATCGGAATATAAACGGAAGTGAGCCATTTCAAAGTTATCATATTCCTTTTTACCTAAGTAATCAGGATCTACGGTAAATTTAATACCCTTTTCATGTCTATTAATTCTAGATGGGTCGTGTTCGTTTTCAGTTCTTTGTGTGTGATATACTGATTGTGGGAATATATTCACTACACCCTCACCTTCAACTATTTCTAAAACCAAAAATTGGTCTCCATATTTACACAGATTTCTAACCCAAGGCCATAAATTAAATTCTATGTTCATTATATCATAGAATAAATTATGTAATACCTCTTTAACATTTTGGTTAGATGTTTTAATTGTCAATACATCACCAAATTCATTTTTAGTAGTAGACTCATCTGCATAGATATCCAATGCCGATGCAATAATCGGGTCTTGATCCATCGCATCATAATCCAAAAACAACTCTCTTCTGATTGTTTGGTATGAAAGTTGTGTTTGTAATGCGTTGTATTGATATCCAGTTTGTAATTTATAGAATCTATCCTTTATTGATTTAAGGTTAGATTGTGATTGACTTTGTTCAATATCTACAACCTTCGTTTTCCCATCTTCTCTTCTAACGACAACATTAGTAGAGAATAATTTTCTCATTCTTTCAAAAAACGAATTGTTATTTTGTTCTGCCATTTTTATTTTTTATTTATCTCAATAATTCTGATAATCAAATTACCGTTTCCTTTAATAACTCTATGAAACTTATGATTTTCTATTTTAATTTCACTTCCTTCAATTAATTCAATCGGTAATTCGTCATCCATTTGAATTTTCCATCCTTTACCCCCCAAAACCAAAATTTTTCTATCCCACTCATCCTGATGCCACATTAACTCCCTCTCATCCATCTCACCTTTAAACAACCTATATTTTTTATCAACCGAAATTGATACATCATAATACTTTTCAGTTATACCCATAAATGTATGAATAATTATTTAAATTTCCAATTTATTCTACCAATATCTATATGCTGGTTCGGATAATCCTAATTGCTTAGCATACTTTGGAAGATTACACGCCCACCATCTTGCAGAGGTTTTATCTTTTTCAGTATCACAATTGTGTCTAGCTGCAAATGCTTTACTTGCATCTAAATTATTCATTTTTATTTTTAATCCAGTTGTATCTCCCCACGTTACCTTTTTAACACTATCTCCATCTTTAACATAAACATAGAATTTTTTAGGCCCTCCTTTTTTAGGTTTATTTAATTCCACCTCTTTACCCTGATGTTCTGCTTCTAAAATAGGAAAATCTAACCAAACCTCATTACCCTCATATATTCCTTTCTCTCCTAAATCGGTTTCTTTGATGAACCACTTATCTTGTGCATTTTCCAAAACCAATTTATTTTCGTTATATAGTTCTCTAGCACTTCTAAACATTTCAAAATATTTAGATGAACCATATCTATAAACCGATTCGTGGATTGGTGTACCCATATTTTGATGGTATCTCAATCCCTCATTTATTGTTTCAATATTTTCTACTAAGATTTTCATACATATAAATATTAGAGTAACCATCTTATATCTTCATTTCCATCACCAATATTCATTTCATACGGATTTGCTCTCATTCTTTCGTTTGCAGAACCCATAGAAAACCCTGTTGTGGAAATAGAGTTGATAGCTACTTTAGCCAAATCCATTCTTTCCTGTCTTAATCTAAGTGCGGTATCTCTTACCCATAATCCAATTGAAAATGACATTACCAAGTCATCATTATAACCTCTCATAGCCTCTGCTCTATTTGTAAGCCATATAAAAGTAAATAGCTCATCAATTAATCTTAAGGACTGAACTACCACCTCTTTATTTCTGAAATATTCATCTAACTTAGATATAATCAAAGGTCTGGTTTTAGCAGATGTTGTGAAACCGGCCACTTGTCTTCTCTCCTCCGCATTAAACTTATTTGTATATTGTTTCTCAATATCGATGTATTTGTAATCTTGAGTTTGGTAATAAAGATTTTGATATCCTCTATCAATAATTTGTTGGATTACCGCCCATCCGATATTTGCATTCTCCACAACTAAAAGTGCATTATTCCACTCCGTTCCAACTGCAACCAAAAAGTTTCCATAATCTTTGGTTTCCATCTTACCTCTATATTCAGCAACCTGCACATTATTTTCTATATCAAAGACATGGAAAGCGGAATAGTCTCCACCATCACCTCTCGCCACGTCGGCTGCTATCATATAAGATTTAGTATAATCTGGATATTCCCATTTCCAATAATTTCCATCATATCCAGTTTTTTCAATTGGTTCTTTGACAAAAGTTTCTTTATACCACATTAGAAGTTCTGGTGCAATTACGGTATCACCGGAAGATATGAAGTCGCAATCACATTCTTGCGCTGCCAACTTTTCTCCCAATACTCTCGTTTGCTCATCTCTCCATTTTTGATCTCTTTCAGGATGAACTGTCCAATGTAGATAAATTGGATTAAATTGATTTGTTTGTTCTTCTGCTCCAACCCATTGTTGATGAAACCAGTTACCCACACCATTAGGTGTAGAAAGTGCAATACAACTACCACCCGTTGATAGGGCAGGAGTTGCAGATGCCCAAATCTCCACAATATCCGGTACGAATGCTGCCTCATCCACTACTAAAAGAGATAGGGCTTCAGAACGACCTGCATCAGGAGAAGATGGAATCGCTTTTACTTGTGAACCATTTACTAATCTTAATGAAAGTTTATTATCTTCCGCAGATGCTACTTTTAGCCAACTAGGCAGGTTGTCATACATAACTCTCACCTTAGTTACTAAGTTCTTAGCAACCTCCTGTTTAATCGCAATTACAAGTACATTGTAATCTTGATTGAATATCATTTTCCATAGGGAGAATCCCGCCGTCAAAGTTGAAATACCAGTTTGTCGGGATTTAAGAACTATATTAAATCTATGTTCTTTAAATTGAACTAATGTTTTTTCTTGATAAGGAAATAATTCGAACCTTAATTTACCCTTTGTAGGGTGTTGTATTTTACAATACTTTCGCATGAAATATACGGGGTCAGCCGCACATTTCTTATATTCTTCTTTTATTACATCCTTTAACGATAATCCTCTATCTTGCATCAAATAATTTATTTAGAATAGGATTGTCTAAATCTTTCAATTTAGTTTCGTATATAACTATATCCTCCTCTAATTCTTTCAATCCTTTATCAATATTAGCTATCTCCAACTCCATATCCGCTTTCATCTCATCCATCGGTTTCGGTAAATGCCAGATTTCAATTCTACCATCTTCTAATACTTGCTCATAATGTGGTCTTAATTCCTTAATACCATCTTCTATCTGAGTTCTAGCATCTAACGCTTTTGCAATGGCTCTTCTGAATAATCTAAAGTTTTTATATTCGTCAAATATACCCAATCTCTGAGCTTCGGAATCCATCTCAATATTACAATCTATGCAATAACCAGATTCCCTAATAAGTATTTTATCGTTCCCACCATATGTTTGTTTTTCACAATTAGGATTAGAACAATTTTCTTTTTCTCTTAAAAATTCTCTTGCTGATTGGAACGCTTCGTGGTTCTTTCCTGTTTTTAATACGAATCCTTCTTTTTGTTCGTACTGATAAAACTCATCTTCCCACTTTTCTCCTATTTCTCTTTTGATATGCGGGTTGGATTTTTCATATCCAAATGATTTCGATGGGTCTTCCCCCCTAAACACAAAATCCACCAATTCACGGCGGGTTTTATGCATTAGATTCTTTTTGAATTCTTTTTTTGCCATAACCTTTGTATATATTTATATATATTAAGTGAAAATAGATTAAGATATTTTTTTAACCTCAATCTTAATTTTAGGAGTGTATCCTTCTGGTAAATTTACCTTTACACCCTCAAATGATTCCACCTTATTTTCAAAATAAGATAGTTGGAATATTTTATCAGTTAAATTTAATACTAATTGAGAAGATGTGCTCATCTTTTTAGTATCTCTCTTCATATTAAGAGGGGAATCATCTTTATAGAAATTCTTTCTCATCAATGGAGCTATCAGATTCCAATCATCTGCTTTATCCATTTGTTTTTCGGCGCTTATCTTTCTTACAATTGAACTCTTATAATCAGGCCCATCAGTATATCCCGCATCAGTATAGTAGTGACCATGATTAGTTCTAACTGAAGGATTTTCTCTATTTATTAAATCAATTTTAGGATTATGTTTAGAAGTAGTTTCAATTGATATTGTGGTCTTAGGAGAAGATACGAATGTGTGCCCTTTGATTCCACCTTCATATTGAACCGCGTATCTGATTGCTTCTTTTAGATTAGATGAACCTAATGCTTTTCTTATTTTTGCCCCATCTTTAGATGGCTTACCTTTTTTCTTTACTATCTTTTTTTCTTCCTCATCATACCCCACCATTAATGCAGTATTTACGATTCCAATGCCATGCTCATTCATCCCCTCACTCCAATCGGTAATGATATCATGTAGATATACCACTTCAACTCCATCTATAAGAGTATGAATAATTTCTAATTGAGGGTTATATGCTCTATCTCTATTTTTGGCAAGTATAAATTTATCACCAATTTCTTTGGATACTATTATACATTCTCCCAAAATAATTTTATCGAACATCTGCTTTATTTTAATAAATTCTTATATAAATATTTTATTTCAAAACAATTAACTAAAAACTATGTGTTTATCGAAACTATTTTGTAAAATATTTTTGAATTTATCTTCATTATATATTACATCGAAAAGAAAAGCAACTCTGGTTGTATCACCGTTGTTTATAACATTATGTTCTATTTTTTGAGAATCGAACCAGTGTATTACTCCATCCGTAAATCTCATTTGGTGTTCCACTTCATCTATTCGAAAATGATTTATACACTTTTCATTAGAAACTACTGGTAAAATAAATCTTCTATATTGATGACCGCCATCTTTGTGCCAAAAAAGTCCACCAGATGGTTGCGCGAAGAAAAGAAAAATGTTATCAAATTCAACACCATCAAATATGGGTAGAACGAATTCGTTAAAATATTTTAATCTACTAAATTTAGTAACATCAGTGTCATAACTTTCCATCTTAACATTATCGTTTGAAACCGATGATGTATCATAGTATAAATTAATCTCATTTATTAATTCATTACTATCTAATTGTACTTTTGATTTATATAACTCCATTATCTACTGAATGTGAAGATTCCTAAAATTTGGTTAAGCGGTGCAAATGCTCCTGTTAATTTGAAAGTATTTCCCTTATAATTGAATACAATTCCTTCATTTGGAACAATCTTATCAAACCCACCTAATGCTTCGATTCTAGCTAATTCAACTTCTAACTTATCTAAATTTTTAGCATCACCGGTTGCTTTGATTGAATTTATAGCAGTTTCCAATCTACCTACCATTTGTTGTTTAGCCGCATCAGGATTTACTGTCAATACCGAATTCATAAATGATAATACTTCGGCTCCAACCCCTAAGAATATGGTTTCAAATTTAAGAAGATTTTCTTTTGTTATTTTTTGTTGGTCTTGTTTTTCAATTTTATCGGCCCACTCTCTGGTGTTATCATCTTTGATATCTTTGATACGAAATCCTTTATCACCAAATGCCCATCTTTTAACTAATCCAATTTTTTGTTGCTCGTCCAATCCTTTTGTATTCTTTTCAATAAAAGATTTCCACCATTCTTGATGGTAATCTGCTACACCATTCTTATCGGTTAATCCAAATTCAGATTGTAATGATTGAATTTTAGAAAGGAATATCGGTTGTTTTGCTTTTAAATCCTTACTATTAGGAAGTTTTTGAATCGGAGGCCCTTGCAATTTAAACTTAGATTGAACATCAGCATTTACTTTTTTAACCATTGCAGCTAATTGTGCTCCTGATTCTGAGTTTTCCCCTACTGCTACACCAGCCTCATTGTATTCCATAGTTCCATGAAATACTAAAAGAGATTGACCATAAGGAATTACATTTGTATTCTCAGGATAAATGATTTCACAGTTCATAAAACATTTACCATCTTTGAATATCTTCTTTTTATTTGTTTCCGATAATCCTTTAATTGCGGATTCCAAATCTTTGATTGCAAAACTAAACGCATCTGATACCGAACCTCTTCCTGCAAATTTACTAATTACATCTTGCACACTCATTGCATCTTTACCTTTATTCTTAAGGTGTGATTTATTACGAGCTGCCACTAATCTACCATTTACCCAACTAATTGCTAATGCCTGTCCATCGGTTTTCTCTCTCGCCAATTCCAACTTACCACTCAACGCTTTCTTAACAATATTCTTTAAATCGCCAAATGTAAGATTCATCTCAACATCAAATGGATGATTCATATGTCCATAAGCTCCCCCCTCTAATATTAACGATTCATTTACTGATTCGTGGAAATCAAACCCATTTGGATATACACCGAATATTCGTATTCCTATTTCTCTAGCTTCATCTGCTATCTTGTTAACAATATCTTTATCAACACCATATAAGCTCACCATTCCCTTTCTTTCGTATTTGTATCCAGTTGATGTAGTTCCAAATCCTCTTACTTGATGAGATGCGGTATATGTTGCTGGTTTAATATTATATTTTTTAAATATAGTATTTAATTTTTTCTTTGAATCGCTAATTTCGTTTATAGAATCAGAAACAAATACTGGTGTAGATGATTTGAAATCAGCTTTTCTCATAATCGTTTTAGCAATCAATCGATTAGCAATTTTCATAAATGGAATGTTTATATTAGTTCTCTTATCTAATACTACAAATTCTTTATACTTCTTTAAAAACTCTAT